TTTCTTTAGATCATCGGGCGCATAGTTTCTCCGTATAGAGAGAACTAATCGGCTACCTTCTTCTACAGTTACTATGTAGGGTAATTTTATTCCAGTCGGTTGTCCGTCTGCACCGACTTCTTCAAAACCTTCTAAATCTAAATTTACATGACACTCCAACAAAGTATACATAGTTTCTTGTTTGCCAACTTTTTTAGTGCCATCTAATTCTCTTTCTTTTTTTTCAATATCATTTTGTTCAACGTTTCCTGGTGGTGCTAAATCTACGTCTTTATAAAAACCATTTACTTGTTGTTTTCTTAATTCATTTTCTGAAATTTTTACGACATGTATTACAGCTTCTGCATCATCTAAACTTGTAGCTGTGTATGGCACAACTAATTCATCAGCGGGCACAAATTTTGAAACAACTCTACCAAGAGGCACATCATAATAAACTTTTTTAAATGTAGAACCTGATAGTGGTAAATGAAATAACATTGAATCAAATTCTTCTTCATACTCTTTCATTTGATCCATAATTAAATAATTCATGTAATCTTTTACACGAACTGCTTGTTGTTCTGTCTGTGGATTTTTTACACCTATAACCTGTGTTCTTACAGGTCCATCTGCTGGTAATAATTCTTTGTACGCTTGTGCTTGAAACTGTGTTACTGCTTCTGCTAAAACAGGGTGAGTTGCACCAGATGCACCTTGAAAAGGTTCTGTTCTGTTTTCATATTTAAATCCTAAAAGATCCAGTCCTGACTTATAAGATTGTTCCCAATCTTTTCTTGACGCTTTGTAGTCCATATAATTTTGAACCATATCACCGCCTATTGGATCTAAAATATCATCAGGAAGGATATCTGCTAAATTGTCAAAATGATTTTCTGTTCCAGGTATATTTATAGCTCCCGGTTCAAAGTCTAATGTTACACCACCATCTTCTTCTGGTATAACTTCTACGGGTCCTTTTTCTGGTGTCTCCTCTTGAATCTCTACTTTTTCTATCTCTTCTTCTGTAGGAAGATCTATCTCAGTACGAGTATTACTAGGGAGTCCTTTGTCTATTTCTGCCATTTACTACTCCTTTACTTTCTTAACATTATTATAATCAATAGGCAACCCATCTGGTGTAGGTCCTGCCTCTGGCGCTGGACCCTCTTCTACGCCTCCTTGTTTAGCTATTCCACCGCCTGCAAGCTCTATTTGTTGCGTAGGATCAGGGAATAATTTATCCATAATCATTTGTTTTAAATTAGATCTTCTTGTTGCTCTTTCTAAATTCTTTTTAGCTTCTTTATCTTTAACTCTTTTCTTACCTTTTTCAAAAATTTCTTTTGCATCTTCTAATTTTAATTCTGTTTTTATTCTAGGTTGGGCAAAGTCGCTATCTAATCCAGAGAAGTCTTCTCCTATTTTAATATCTGTCTCTTCTTGTTTAACAACACTTCTTGCTTCTCTTTCTTCTGGTGTAAGAGCAACTAATCTTTTTGTTGCACCAATTAAATCTGTTCCAATAAATCCTTGCTCTAATGCTTCTAATACTGGTTTGCCCTCTTCGTAAGCTTTGTAAGTATCATATGCAATTACAGGTGTAAAAGCTAAACCTAAAATTTTTCCGCCAGCTTTTAAATAATTTTTTTTCATTAAATCATCTGGGATACTTCTAGCCATGTCAAATAAATCTTGCAGTAGTGGCACTCTTGAATTTAATTGTGATGCGAAACTTACACCTTTTACTTTTGATAAAGCTTGAAGATCTATATTCTTTTTACCTAACGCTAATAATTCATCCGCTTGTTCTTGTGTGATTTTAGATAAATCTAAATCACCTAATTCATCTGCAAAGCTCATGCCTTTTCTAAGATCAAAACCTTTTGATTTAGTTGTTACGTTTCCTTCAGCATCCATGTCTGCTAGTTCAAAATCTATTAGACCTTTTAATGGACCTCTCATATTATTTTTTAATCTTGTTTGTTTAGCATTAGTCTCATCTATAATTCTTTTTCTTTCAGCTAAAGTTAGATTAGGATTTTTTAATAAATTATCTCTGTTGGTTATGATAGCATTACGTGCAGCTTCCAGCTTCATCATTGGTTCAGATATGTTTAGAGACGCAGGTATTAAAGAAAATCTATTTAACGTTTGTCCTCTAAATTTAGGTTGACTGTGATGGATGACTAGATCTTTTGATAAGTTTGGATATCTTTTAGTTTTATACTTACTTAATTTTTCATAGACACGATACGGATCTTGTTTTCTATAAACTGCAGCTTTGTCTCTTCTTACAGCTAAATCTTCTTCAGGAGATCTAGGTTGTTTTACATTTTTATATTCTGAACTAGAAGTTATGGTTTCTACTTTATTTTGTAGTTTTAATAAATTTTCTTCTGTTGCTGGTAGATATTCATTACCAAATTTTTTTATATTTTTATCTGTTATTTTTAATTTAAAAAATTTATTTCCTGCAGGGTTTGTATCAACAACTATTGATACACCTCTAACTCTTAGATCTTTTGCTCTTTTTACTAAATCTTCACTAACTTCTGACACAACGCCAGCTTTCTCTCCTCTAACAATTCTTGATTTTGCGCCAGCTAATTTTGCTGCTTCTAGTTTTGTTAAAGGTTTTGCATAATCTTTTCCTTCAACTAAATAAGACTTAATTGTTTTGGCTGCTCTACCTGTGCCTTGTACTATTTCATTCTGTGTAGGTATCCTTCCATTCTTAGCAAGAAAATCTTGAACAAATTTTTTTAACTCATCTGCAATACCACCTCTGTTAAATTCTAATCTTTCTGCATCTCTATCTTGTTTTACAAAAGCACGAAACGCTCCTTTTGAATTACCTATATTTTCGACAAGGTAATTCTGCATGTCGTTAAATTTTTTTAATTCCATTATTCTCCTAACATGTAAGCTAGGCCTCCTGAAGCTTTTTTAATAGGAGGTGCAGATTTTTTAACTTCATCCATGATTTCTTTTTGAACAATTTCATCTATGGCATCAGCTCCTGCTTCTGTTCCATCCATGTCAAATTCTACTTTGTACTCATCATACTCAGCACCTTCGTCTATAAATTTTCCTGCCTCTGGATCAACGTCTTTTTTAGGCGCCTTATATTCCATGACGGTTCTATCGTTTATAGTGTCAAAAGTTTTATCACCAGCACTTCCAACACCCATTTTATCTTTTACAATCTGTGCATCACCAGTTACGATATCTTCTGTTAAAGTATATTCATCACCATTCTTACCTATGTAAGAATATTCTTCTACTCTTTCCGATGGTCCTACTTTTGATTGTTTTCCAAACATTTTTATTTTTGCAACAAGATCAAAAAAATACGATGGAGCTTGTGTTACAGTTTCTGTTGCTTTCTCTATTACAGGCGCTGCTTTCTCTGCACCTTTAAAATATCTACCAAGAATAGGTATCGATGCAAGACCACCCATAATTTTCATGAACGTTCTTCTGTCCATGCCATCTTTTAAACCAATACGTCCACCCATAGATTTTTTCTCTGGATCTGGTTTTTTAGTTTTAACCTCTTTAATATTTTTACGCATCTCTTTTTGCATTCTTGCAAAGATGTTATCAAACATCCCTTTCTGACCAACTTGTTGACCACCCATGATACCTTTAGATGTATCAATAACGTTGCCTTTCATATCGACAACTTTATCTTGTTGTTTGACTCTCTCTATTGCTTCTTGTTTAATTTTAATTTTTTCTAGGCCATCTGGTTTTCTACCAGTCACTTTCATAAAACCTTTTGTCAGTCTGACAATCATTTGTGGTACTGTAAATATAGCCATTAATAATAATTCCTTTTACGAGTTTCTGCCTTTTCATCTACGTAATCTTCAGGGTGACCAATCAGACCGCCCTGTCTGAATCTCATGATAGCTTGGGTCGTAGAGTCCACCAAGTCATCGTGGTCGCCATAAGGGAATGAAGCACACTCCTCCATGACCTCCTCAGCAAATTTTTGTTGAGGACACCATATCATACCAGATTCGAACAGAGGTGCAACAGCATTTACACGAGCATGCTTGTCGTTTCCTTTTGACGGGGTAAAATTTACAACAGGTATATTCATTTGTCTAAGCTCGTATGTTAGAGGCAAACCAGATGCTTTTGCCTCAATAATAACAGATTCAGGTTTCCAGTAATCATATTGTTCAAGGGCCAACCTACGTAATTCAGGGAACTCGTATCTACCTTTGATGGCATCTAAAAGTATAAGATTGGCCCCACTATCTTCGTCAGGATAGAATATACCCCAAGTCGTTATAGCACTGTAGTCTGCTGTTTCTTTTTTAAGAAACGCTGTATCGTAAGATTGTATGACATGCTGTAGTTGTGGAATCTCTTCGCTCGTGTAAGTTCTCCACCACTCACGTTTTAATATTGCTCCTTCTTCAGCTGTTGGATTTTGCATCCATTGTGCATTCCATTTAGCAACTGGCAATGTTGCTTGTACTTTCTCAAGCTCATCTAACTTCCAATATTCTGGCCACACAGGCTTGGGCCGTGAGCCGTGGTCCATGATCGCTGGAAATTCGACCACGTGCCACTGATCAGCTTTTGGTTCTGATTGATTTTTTATTAACATACCTGTTAAATCTTTTGTTGACCAACGTGTCATAACCATAACTATCTTGCCTCCTGGCTGTAAACGTTGACGTGGTCCTGATGTATACCACTCATAGGCTGACTCTAGTGCAGTCTTAGACATTGCATCTTGCTCGGAGTGTGGATCATCAATGATAAGTAAATCAGCACCACGACCTGTGATCGCACCGCCAACACCAGCTGCGAAGTATTCACCACCATCTGATGTCTCCCAACGTCCTGCTGCTTTACTATCTTCTTGTAATCTTGTTTTAAAAATTTTTGTATAATCTGTAGAGTCGATTAGGTTCTTTGCTTTACGACCAAATCTTATTGCTAGTTCTGCCGTGTGTGTTGCTTGAATAATCTTGAGCTTAGGATCACGGCCCACCATCCAAGCCGGAAGTAAGTATGAGGCAAACTCCGACTTAGTATGTCTCGGGGGCATATTAATAATCAGTCGGTTTATTTCACCCGATGCTAATTTATTAAATTTATCCGCAATGTGCCTGTGGTGGGACCC